TGATACGGCTCCTGTATGCCAGTGTTTCAAGTTCAACTGACAGTTTCCTGAATTCAACAGGATTAGTTTTTTTTAACCTTTCAATTTCCTTAACGTATTTTTCTATATCATATCGCCATTGTTTATATTCACTGCCACGAAGCAGTGTACTGACCTGAATTTTGTCAACACCTAACTTTTTTAACTCACCCTGGTATCTGCCATAAAGCTGTGCTATTTTATCATCTATCTCCTTTTTACTTTCCTTAAGTATTTTTACATACTCCTCATATGCCTGAGTTCCTTTGTCAAATGATAACTCTTCTCTTGCAAGCTGTCTTTTCTCCCAGTAGTCCTTACTCTTCATTTGCTAACCCCTTATATTCCAGAGGCTGTTCGGTCTGATTTTCCTTTTCAATTTTCTTCAGCTCTGCCTCGGTATCCTCAATGAAAGGTAGTAGGGAAATTAAACTCTCCTGTGACACAACTCCGTGTAGATTTGTTATGACGTTGGAAAGCTCAACTAAGTTTTCAGGAGTGTTTCTTGTAAATATTTTCTGTATGTCCAGCGGTACCAGATTCAAGTTGAAATAATCCAAAATTAATTCCAGTCTTTCGTTCAATGCTTTTTTAAAATACATTTCCTTTTGTGCTGATAACTGCTCCAGTGCTAACAGCTTATAACCTAATGCCACTCCTGAACTGTTCCCTGCAAACTGTTCATCCTGCATATCAGGTATGAAAGAAAATTTATGTATGTCCTGATTCAGCCTGTTTTTATTATTCTGGGAATATGTATCATTTACATTTTTTATCAGCCATTTAGCATCTCCATTTTCTCCCAAAAGCATCACTTTATTCTTTTTCAGGCTTTTTATATCCTCTTCGTCAGTTCCCTGCATATTACTCAGTACAAGGATTGCATCCGTAAAATCTTTCATATCATCCAGTGAAGTTGACACTGCTTCATTATATCCGTCAATCAATGTGATTACTTTTTCAAAATCTCCCAGTTTCCGCTTGTTGTTAGCAAATTCAATAAGCGGTACCCTGTTAAATCCATGCAGTCTGGTTTCTCCCTGTACCTGAGGTGTCAACACAATCCCTTTATAATCCATCACGGAAGTGAATGTGCTGGCAGTCACAGTTTTTTCGTCGTAAATCTCCAAAGTATATACATACTCGTTATTTTCGTTTTTCTCTCTGCTCCAACGAACTGCATATTTAATGTTTTTATCTATCGTATTATCCCTTATGACAAATACATCTCGAGGATCCAATACTTTAAAGTTTATTGTATTGTCTATATTTTTATACCATAATTCGTATGAACATCCGAAAATCGAACAGTTTTCCGCATGTTCAAAGTTACATTGCTGTTCTTCTTCCGTAGCTAAATATTTTCCAACCATCTCATATTCATTTATCAGATTTTCCTTTAATAGCTTGTAATTTATACTTTTTCCAATAAAATAAGCAGTCGCTATTGTGGTTATGTAGCTTGGAAAATTGTGTATAAGCTTGCTGTCATGCTTATCTTTCAACCTGTCCTGTTTTTCCAGTATTTTATGTTTCCCCGTATAATAATCTTCCAGTCTCTGCAATCTTATTAAGTCTTTCACTAAAAAATCCCATAGTGCTTTTTCCAATACTGTTATTTGCACCTATCTCACCCCCAATATATTTTTATTGATCGTAGTCATTCGGTTATTTCTCATATAATCCTCAAGTGCATATCTCATAGAGTCCATTAAATGATTAAAGTCATCTATAGGTTTATTTACTGCTTTTCCAAATTTATCCTTGTCCCAGCTGTAATTGCTTATTTCCGTTATGAAATTCGCACATCTTGGGTGGATATAAATTTTAAAATCCTGAATAAACTGTATTCCTGCGTTAATGCTGTCCTTTCCTTTTTTAGACGCCTTAATCCTGTGAAGCCCTAAACCTCTTAATTGTTCTATGCTTTTTGGTTCCGCACTGTCGGCAGTAATTATTTCTTTCCTGAATCCGAGTTTTTCAATTTCATTGTAAATAGCCGTATTCTGCATTCCTTTTTGATATATTTCATCAAAGACATAAATTTCTTTCTGTTCCTGGTCCGCTATTCCACAAAAAAAAGCAGCGGGGTCATTGGTGTATCCAAAATCTAGCCCAAATACTGCTTTTGCTTTTTGTCTTTTATTTAAAATTTCTCGCCAGTCAAATTCCTTCTCTTCCCAGTTTTCATATACAAGTCCTTCGACTATTCCCCAGTTTCCCAAGCCTGCAACCTGATAACGCCTAGGGTTGTTTTTCTTCATGTCCTCGAATAACTTTTTATCGCTTTCGTCAAGCCATTCGTTGCACATGTAGTTCGTTGTCTTGGCCATTATACTTTCATCTTCAACATCAAAAAATCTTTTCTTGAGCCAGTGCCGTTCATTCCAGGGGTTAAATGATATTATAAACTGCTTGAATAAAGGCGGCTCCACAATTCCCCTAATACTTTCGTCAAGCATATTGAAATCCTGTTCTCTGTTTATTTCGTACGCCTCCTCGCACCAGCACCAGCATAATACTCCTTCTGATACAGATATTGACGTTATCTTAAGCGGATCGTCAAATCCCCTGAAAAGTATTTTTTGTCCTGTGGGCTTATATGTTATTTCAAGCGGGCTTTCCTTGAATTCCCAGTATTCAAGTACATTCAGCCTGTTAATCGCCCATCTTAAATCTGAATAGCAACTGTCTTTAAGCGTCCTGTACACTTTACGCACGACAAGGGTATTCGCACCCCTGTACTTCATCATGCTGTAGATTATCCAGAGTGCTATGGTCTTGCTTTTCTTACTTGCCCTTGACCCTTTCACGACTTTATATCTGCCTTTAAAATTCCAAAAATCCTTATACCCTTTCCCAACTATGTCAGGCAGTCTGACCTTCTTACTCTTCAAGCTCATCCTCACCCACTATCATCACAGGCAGTACTCCTTCAACTTCGACCTTGTCAGTAAACAGCCTGTACCGCTTACCAAGCAGTTCTGCTGCCTTTATCCTGTCCTTAAGCCCTATCTGTTTTTCAACTATTCTTGCGTCGCTGCATCCGTCTCCCGTGCCTTCTACCACGACGACTTCTTCCTTCAGTTCGCCCCGCATCGACGAGGTCAACATCTCAAGCACTTCCTTGGCAGATGCAGTTCTTTCGCTCTCCAGTGCCTTCAGTTTCCTGTCGATGTATTCTTTTATGCCAACTTTTGCCAAGTTTTCACTTGCAACGTTGTTCAAATTTTTCCCCTTATATCCTGCCCTTCTGGCAGATTCCGATGCATTCCCCGTTTCTATGTAGTAATCCGCAAAGCGTTTCTGCTTTTCCGTCAATTTCATACTTGTTTCACCTCGTTTCTCTAAAAATAAAAAAGACAGCTTTTACACTGTCTCTGATAGTCAGGCGTATGGCCCATGGATCCCGCCTCGACAAAAAAAAATTATCCCAAATTTCCTAAACCCTAAATTTCCAATCTAACACATTATAACATACTAAAAATTATATACAAGGGCACGAAAGGGGCATTTTCATTAATTTTTTTTAATAATTCATTATATCCTGGATCACGTTATCTGAAAAAATTAATGCCCTCAATCTATTGATAAGTCTATTCTTGTTACGTTTTATTGTCGTGATGTCAACATTAAATTTCCCTGCTGCATATTCAAGTGTCATTTCTTCAAAATATTTTAATTCGATAATTTTATAATATTTATCATCCTCGATATTTTTTAGTGCATTTTCCGTCATGTTCACGACATACTCAAGCCGTTTTATCTCATTTTCACAGTTCTCTATCAGATTTTCGATTTTTTCGACTTCTGAGAGATATTTTTTAGTTGCCTGAACATTTACACCTGTTTCCCTTTTGGAAAGCAGTACAGGGTCATTCTGTAATCCTGAGAGCCTTTCACGTTTGACCTCTATGGCCCCTTTTAAATATTTCAGTTCATATAGTAATTTTTCTGTTCGCTGGAACGGAGTCAGATTTTTCTGAATTTTGAATTCCTTGTCCTCCTTCAGAATCTTTACCACTTCCTCCGCTATAGCTCTTGCCGTTGCCATTAATATTCCTCCTTTGTCCTTTCGTTCATGTTCTTAAGCCATTTTTCATGATGTATTTGTAAAAATTCTTCTTCTGTTGCTCCTATGTATTTTACTATTGACATCATTGCTCCGATGATCCTGTTCTCAGATTCAACTTTAATTCTTGTCAAATACAACATTGCCATTTCGATATCTGAAAAATATCCCCTCTGAAATTCCCAGTTTCCATACCCTTTGTTTCTGATTATCTTTTGATTGGTATAGCTGAGATAGAAATGCAGTACATCTGAAAGTTCCTCAAGTACTCTTTCCCTTTTTATTTCTTTAATGCTGTTCTTCCAGTAGTTCCATTCGCTCTTGAGTTCCTGTGCCAGTTCCCCCAGTTCAGTAAAATATGCTATGTAGATTCTTATTGTATTTCTTTCCCTTACTGTTTCCTTTTCATCAAATTTTTTGTCAAGCATTGCCTGTCTTTTCAGCAGTTCTTCAATATCAAATTCTTTCAGTGCTTCCACCTTTTTCCTCCTTCAGTAATTCCAATATTTCAGTATAAGCTTCTATTCTACCTGTTGCTATGTGATAAGTTGGATCTCTTAATTCATATTTTTTCCTTAATTCGATATTATTGTCTATTTTTTTCTTCAGCAGATTTATTAATATTGTTCTCATTATTTCTTACCTCCCGTATATTTTTCTATTCTTGCCTTCAAGCTCTGTAGCAGTTCCTCCTGTATGTCACTTTTACTCTGCAGTGCCTTCATGACATCCTCGTCACGAGTATCGCTGCATACAAGGTGATGTATTATGACTTTTTCCTTCTGCCCCTGCCTGTGAAGTCTTTTATTTGCCTGCTGATAGAGTTCAAGACTCCAGTTAAGTCCGAACCAAATGACGTGATTCCCTCCGTCCTGAAGGTTTAATCCATATGCCGCACTTGCGGGATGTGCAAGCAGGATGTCAATTTTTCCGCTGTTCCAGTCCCTGATGTCATCATCGTTTGAAAGAACTCTGATTTTCTTTCCGCTTTTAGATAGTGATTTCATTATTCTTGAAAGGTCATGTTTGAATGCATAGAATACAAGCAGATTTTTTCCTTCAAGTGATTCCACCAGCTCCATAAAACTTTCAATCTTGCACTTATGGATTTCATGAATTTTAGCATTTTCGTCATAGACAGCCCCGTTGCTAAGCTGAAGTAGTTTATTAGATAACGCCGCCGCATTTACGACATCTATTTCTTCGCCGTTTTCGAGTTCAAGTACGAGTTCTTTTTCCATTTCCTCGTATGATTCCCTTGCCCTGCTGTCCAGCTCCACCCTGATGGTGTTGTAAGTGATATCAGGAAGCTGGAGATAGTCTTCCGCTTTCATGGAGATGCATATGTCCGATATTTTTTCTTTTATTGACTCATTAGATCCTTGCTTGGCCTTCCACGAAAAAACCTGATGCTGGTTTCTCTGGTCAGGATTAAAATATCTTTCCCTATATGATGTCACTGTTTTTCCCAGCCTTTCTCCCCCGTCAAGTAGGTAAAGCTGTGCCCAAAGGTCAATAAGACCGTTTGGCGAAGGAGTTCCTGTAAGCTGTACCATCCTTTCTATTTTTGAACTTATTGCCTTCAGGGCTTTAAATCTCTTTGACTGGTGATTCTTAAAACTCGAAGATTCGTCCAGGACAACGGTATCAAATGGCCAGTCATGTTTATAATAATCCACCAGCCATACAACATTGTCCCTGTTGGTTATGTATATGTCCGCATCGGTATAGAGTGCTTTAAGTCTCTGGGTTTTTGTCCCCATGACTTTTGAGAATTTCAGATTTTTCAGGTGGTCCCATTTTTCCGCCTCTGTATGCCATGATGACTCTGCAACTTTTTTAGGTGCTATAACAAGCACTTTACCCGATTCAAATCTGTTATAAAGCAGATCGTCCAAAGCTGTCAGCGTTATTGAGGTTTTCCCAAGTCCCATGTCAAGCATAAGTGCAACTTTCTTTATTTCGATTATCTTTTCTATGCAGTATTTCTGATAATCATGAGGTCTGTAAAGCATTGTAATCACCCAATATCCTGTCTATCTGTTCATTTGAATCTGCCACATATACCATACAGCCTAAATTTCTAAGTTTTGCAATCTGCCTGTCCTGTAGTGGCCTTGTTATTTTCCCTGGTGCTTTAAGCTCCACAAAAAATATTAATCCTCCTGGCATCACGCATATCCTGTCGGGCACTCCTGCATTTCCCGGACTGGTAAATTTATAAGTCCTTCCTCCTATTTTTTTTACGCTTTCTTTTAAGTAATTTTCAATATCTTTTTCTCTCATTTTAATTTTCCTTTCAGCCCTTGATTTTAAAGGTTTTGAATGTATTTTGTCTACAAACTTTTAACTTTGTTTTTCCTTATAAATTGTTTGTGTGCCAGTATTTAAAGCCGTTTACGCTATTTTTTGCATGTCTACAAACTCCGTATAGGAATATAAGATTTTTGGGATTAGGCAGTTTAGGGAGAATTAGGCATATATATGTCTCCCTAATTCCCTCTAATTCCTCTAATTTATATTTTTTATATTAATTTTATAATAGTTTGTAGAAAAATGATGTATAAGTACTATAAATATTGACTTTGAGATGTCAACAAACTTTTTTTGAGAATGTAGACAAATTTCTGAAAGTACTGTAAATACTGACTTTTTCTGTCTACAAACTTTGTCAACAAACTTTTGAGAATGTAGACAGGATTCCCGAAAATGTCTACAAACTCTGTCAACAAACTCAAAATTTCAAAATTTTTGACAAATTTAGGGAAGAAACCCGCGAAAAATCAGGTGGACAGCATTTCGATAAATAACTATTGTTCTTTACGCTTAAAACCCCTTTGCGTTCCGTATTTACCGAATCTTGAAGGTGTTTTCATTCTATTCCACCCCTTCTGCATCTCCAAGATCTTGTTCAGGGCTATCGCATCAGATTTTTTCAAATTTCTCAAATCAGATTCTAAGCAAAACTCCCATATTTCAGGAATACATACCCTATTTCTTACAATAAAATTAAAATCTCCTTTAAGATTTCCTTTATAAAAGCTTTTCTTTTCGTCTTCCGTAAGAGCCTCCCAGCAGTCGGGTATTTCCTTTTCTATGAATTCCTGAATCATTCCTTCCCTGTGATCCCTCATACGATGGCTCTCCTGTTCCTCTTTTGCTATTAATAAGGCCTCTTTGCTTAACAGAAGGCTCTCATTTTTGTCAAAAGCATCCCTTGCCTCTGCCCAGATCTGCTCTATTTCACCATCAAGGTCCTCAAATATACTCTTTTTTCTCTCCTGAATTCCCACATCGACCGGCCAGAATCTCCTGTTTCCTGTAGTATCTTTTAAAAATTCCGTATTATTCGAAGTGCCGAAAAATATGGCTCTTCTCGGAAATTTCTTTGTCCTTCGGCCATATGCTTCCCTATATATGTCAGTAGTTTTTGATAAAAAATGCTTTATTGTTGTAACTTCACTCTTATTAAACGAATCAAGCTCCCCGATTTCGTTGACCCATGTGCCTTGAATTACTTCGGCCGCATCTTTCCCTTCAAAAGTTTTCAGGCTGTCGGAAAACCATTTCATGCCGATTTTACTTAAAAAAGTACTTTTACCTATTCCTTGCGGTCCGTTCAGAATTATCATTTCATCAAATTTTACGGGTTCATTTTTTATAGCCCTTGCACAGCATGCAATAAGCGACTTCCTGATTACTTCCCTTGTATATATGTTGTCTTCGGCTCCCAGATAATCTATAAGCAGGGTATCGAGTCTTTTTACTCCGTCCCATATGAGACCGTCCAGAAATTCTTTCGGCTCATTATAGCTGTTTTTCAGGAATACTTCAGTCAGTGCGTCATCTATCTTTGTCTTGCCCTGTATACCGTATTTTACGTCAAGCCTTACTCTCAGCCTTGCATCATCCCCGTCTTCCCATTCCCTCACATTATTGTTATCCGACCAGGGGAGTTTTCCCTGTGCGAATGCCCTGTTTGAAAATACATCATACGCCATTTTTCCTTTGAGTTCGGGCTCATTCTCAAGTATTATTAGTATATTTTTTGAATTGTTGATAATTTTCCCGTTAGTATCGGTATCGAGCAGTGCCATCCATTCATCATCAGTCTCTTCTTCGGTCGCATCGTTTTTAAATACAGATTCCGCATTCCCTATCCGTTCCTTCTGCACTTCGATTCTTATTTTACTGTTTTCAAGTGCAAGTTTTGACATTGCAATATAACTCGGATATCTGTTGGCAGGGGTATTTGCCTTCACTTCGTCGTCCAGTTCAGAAAAAGAGTGAATCCGAACTAAATCGAAAGCATTGCACAGCTTGCCCGATGCAGGGTCGGTTGCATGGTGGGAGTATAGGAATTTACCGTTTTCATACAGTATGGCTCCTCCGTATGTACTCCCGCCCAGATATGTGAGCCTGTCTTCGGTATCAGTAAATTCATACGCCCCAGGCAGATATTCATCTATTGCTTTTATTATGTCGTATTCCCTACAGAATGCCCCTACTACTCCACCTTTTTCAGTCGGATCTTCCTGTTTTTTAGGGAGTTTTATTTTCTGTTCGTTCATTCCTGGCCATTCCTGAATATTTTTCCAGTCATCATACATTCCAAGTATGCCGTCGACATCTAAAAAAGGACTGTCCGAATAGTCAAAGATGTATACAACATCTGATGAAATGCTGGGGTTGAACATCAGCCTTTCTGCCTGGAATGTAGTCTTATCGCACATTTCAAGACCTATCATTTCCCCCAGTTTTCTCGCTACAGGCTCGTATTCCTCGGCATTTAATGTTCTTCCTGTAGGAAATATTACACGCAGTCTCGGACGGTATTCGGTGTGCTTCCTTGTATTATGCACTGCATAAGCACAGTTCAGAGCTTTCAGAGTTCTCAGGACATCTGCAGTCCCTCCGGGCTTTATATTGTCCAGGTCAAGGGTTATAAGATCCCTTGAAATCACATTTCCTGCTCTTCTTAAGTTATCTTTCAGCAGTCCTCCAACATATCCGCCGACATCTTTCAAACTGTCCTGTTTTGATTTTGCGTAGCTCATATATTCATCCAGTTTCTCAGGACTTCTATGAGGTGATTCCAGTCTTTTAACGAAATCGCTCCAGTAAATCTCCTCACGTTTCCATTTCTTATCCGTCCTTGAGTTTGCAGTACTTATTTTTATAAGCCTGTCATTTTTCATTTTCTCACCCCCTAGTCCTTCTTATAATATTCCGATTCAAATCCATCGGCTCTCAAAAGAAGTCCTGGAGCCCATTCTATATTTTCGTTCATTATGCTGCATATTTCTTCCACTGTTACATTCTTTGGTGCATCGACGACTATCTCATCATGTATGTGCATCACAATGTCAAATCCTGCCGATTTTATCCTTCTTATGCTCTCTGCTAGGCAATCCCTTGCTACCGCCTGCACTATGTTCTCCGTTAGTTTTCCGCCGTATGTCTTTAGAGCTGTCCATCTCTTGGCTATCTGGTCAAGTCCGTTGTATTCTATTATCTCTGAACCCCAGCTGTTGTCCGTTCTTAGAGGATTCACATAAAATAATTTTCTTCCGCTTGGCAGTGTTATCGTAAGGAAATCTAGTTTTCTTTTTATCATCTCCCTTGAGAATTTTATTCCGTTATAGGAATAAGTTCCGCCTGTCTTGACTGCCTTGACCGCACAATCCTGGACATTTTTCCACAGTTTCACAATATTAGGGTTCGCATTTCTCCATGCCTCCACTATTCCCGGCAGTTCCTCTTCGGTCAGTCCCATATTCAGAGCACCCATTGCCATAAGAGCCCCTGGTCCGCCTTGATATCCCAGTGCAAGTTCTGCAACTTTTCCTTTCTGTCTTAATGCATATTCAGGATTCCCTTTAGCTATTTTCTCAATCGGCACTCCGAACATCATGGACGCTGATGCCTCGTATATTTTTCCGTGCCCTTCGAATACGTCGAGTCTCCACTGTTCCCCCGCAAGCCAGGCAATCACTCTTGCCTCTATGGCAGAGAAGTCGGCAACTATAAACTTATTTCCCTTACTTGGAACGAATGCAGTACGAATGAGCTGTGACAGCACATCAGGAACATTCCCGTAAGTCATTTTGAGATTCTCGTATTCCTTGTGTCTAACCATTTCCCTTGCAAGATCCAGGGTATCCATGTAGTTTCTCGGAAGGTTCTGCACCTGCACAAAACGGCCTGCATATCTCCCAGTTCTGTTCGCTCCATAGAATTGTATCAGCCCTCTTACCCTCTCATCTTTTCCTAAGAGGTTCTGCATAGCCACGTATTTTTTTACACTTGTCTTTGATGCTTCAAGTCTGTTTTCCAGTACACTTCTTACTTCCTCGCTCATCTCTTCGTTTTTTAAATAATCAGTGACATAAGCTTTCTGAAGATTTTCCATCTGATTTTCCACTCTGTTATTTATCCAAGGCAGCAACTGCGCCACAGAGTTAGGATTGCTAAGCCCTGTTATCATTTCTGCCTGTCTTGACAGATATCCGTGTGATACGGCATCCACATCAAGAGCACCTTCGAGCAGATCTGAATCTATTCTGATCCCAAATGAATTTATTTCCTGGTCAAGATACCAGTTATCCCATTCGTTTTCGGGAACAGGGAAGTCGGCCAGCCTGTTTTCAATTTCCATTTCTGTGACAACGTCCTGAATGCAGTAGTTCTTAAAATCATTCCATTTTTCACTGTCATGGTAGTAATAGTTTCTAGATCTTCCTCCATTTGTCTTTGTCGGTTTACACGGAACACAGAAGTATCTTATAAGATTTTTACCCTTCTGGTCCTTCTGCTTATCTTGTGGAAGTCCGAGAACCTTTGCAGTAATACCTAACCCTGCGGTGTACCCGCAATATAACCCGTGCACCATTGTGCATTGCCATTGCCTTATATCGAGGTCATAGAACTTCGAGAGACATATATATTCAAATGCGGCGTTATATGCATGCTTAATACAGTTAGGACTTTGCATGAGGTTTATTATTTTATCAGGTATCTTCTCTCCGGACGCCAAATCTATTATTTTAACTTCTTCGCCGTTTACACTGTATGCAAAAAGTAGTATTTCAAAATTATCCGATTCCACATATCTGTATACCCCGCATTTTGTAATGTCTATGTCGCTATAGGTCTCTATATCTATCGACAGATGATCCATATATTTTCCTCCATTTAAAACTTCAGGGAGGGAGAACTCCCCCCCCCCTTATCTTGAGATTTTTTAATCCAGAATAGGTTCCCCTGTTATAGGATCAATTTCAACATTGTCAAATACATCTGACGCATCTCTTCGTCCTGATAAAGGCTCTCCATCAGCTAATTTCTGAACCATGTTGAGTGCTATTCCTACGCCTGTTTTCTTACCGTATGTATATGGAAAGAATGACAGGTTTACTCTTGCGTATACTCCCGAATATATTTCAGAATGATCCGTTATCGGGATGTTTGGGTTCAGGCTTACTACAACGGGAGGCCACTGGGCTTTAGATTTGGCATTAAAAATATAATGACCCTCGTAAGGTTCATAATACCCCTCGTCGTCAGGTTCCAGCCCCTGTGCATCGTAGTCTGTAAATGCCACATCTATATTTTTAGGTCTTTTTCCTCCCCATTTTTCCTGTACACCTTTTTCAATTGCTTCCTCGATTGCCTCATCCATCATCTTCTTAGTTCCTATATCAGTTTTTGGTAGCATTACTACTGTGCTATAGTTTGCCTCTTGCTTGTCATCAAATGAATGTGGTTCAAACAGATGTGGGAAGTTAAGTCTTACCTTTCTTGTAGTTACTTCTATTCTTTCTTTGTTTTTTGCCATATTTATCATCCTCTCTTTTTTATTATATTTCGTCTTTAAATACATCCGCAGGAGTTCTTAACTCCAGTGCGGGTCTTTTATCGTCCAATGTTGCAAGTGTAGGCTTTCCTTCGGGTTTCTGAATATAATTTCCCGCGATTTTATAAAGAGTTTCTTCCCCCAGCAGTTTTTCTGCCGCAGTTACTGAAATCAGTTCAGTTTTATATATCTCTTCTCTGTCCAGTCCTACTTCTTCCAGTAATTGTGCGGCCACAGCTTTGTCAGTAAATGTCCTGTTTCCGCCTCTGCCTGCCACTAATTTCCACCCCTTTACGTTTCCGCCATTCTGGGCTCTTATCAGGGCGTAATCCTCAAATTTCTTAGCCCACTTTGACAATTCCTTTACTTTTGCCAGGCCTTCTCCTATTTCCTCATCAGTAAGAAGTGCAGGATCTATTACTTCTATATTCATATATTTTTCAGCCTGTTTTCTGCAATTACCGTTTGCCTTGCAGAATCCGCAGTGTTCTCCAGCATGAAATTCATTTGAGCCTTCGTAGGCTTTCTGTGCTATGCCTTTTATTGATTCTGCCCATTCAAGCAGTTTTTCTGAAGTTATTTCAAAACTCGATGTATTTTTTATTCTCGGCTGTATTATGTGTATTACTATTTTTTCAATCTCATCTATCGCGGATTGTTCCAGATAAGTTCCTAATGCATATAACATGCCCTGCGGATTGTTTTCTGCTGTAACCGGAACGCCTTTTCCATATTTCAGGTCAAATATATGTATGACATTATCTCCGACCAGCGTACAGTCCACAGTTCCAAATCCTTCAGGAACATATGACGAAAAATCAACTTTCTGTTCGGCCAGAAAAAACGGTTTTGATTCAAAACTTAGGTAGATGTCGTTTATGTAGTCCCTGTATTCATTTGTATACCTGTCCATTTCTGTGCTGTACAGTTCATTCTTTTTCAGCTCATTTATCCGCTTTTTAAATTCGCTGGGTCTTAAATCTGTAGTAAAATGTTTTATGATTTTCAGTTCCGCTATTTCGTGTGCCAATGTGCCTTCCGCGGCATATACACTGGGTTCATCTTCGAACTTATCTTCCAGTCTTGCTGATCCTGGACATTTTAGCCATCTGTAAGCCCCGCTTGCTGATAGCAGGGCGTGATTCCTGTCTGCATGTCTATCCATTAAAATTTTCCTCCCAGTTCGATATATATCTGTGCCAAGGCATTAAAATCCTCAGGCTTGATGTCAGCAAGGGATGCAGCATGAAATTTTGTAAAGGCTTTTAGAACCTCATCCTTTTTTCCCTGATTTGCTAACACTCTTCCCACTCTCGCTAAATCGCCTCTTGTGTATTCGACTTTTACAGTCGGAACGGGATCTGTTTTCTTAGTTTCTGATTTTGTTTTTTTCTTTTTAGATTCTTCCGATTCTTTTTCGGAATCAGATTCTTCCTTCTTTGGAGCTTCTTCTTCGCTTTCAATATCTTTTACATCGTTTGTCTGCCAGTCTCCCTTTTCCTGTTCTTCGTATTCTTCTTCTGCGGGTTCTGTCTGTACAAATTTATCAACTTTCCCAATTATATTTCCTGAGGGACTTGATATGACTGCGGTGTTTCCCAAAACCATTAACGCCTTCGAAAGATTCTCAATTATCGGCTTACTTCCTTCTTCAATTTCAAATAAAACTTTTATTTCCATTATTCCACGTCTCCTTTATTCTTATTATATTCATCTGATGTCACCCATTCGATGTTGTCGAATGCGAACTCTATCATTTTTTCCACTACATCAATTTTATTCCAGCCCGTCTCTTCCGCTACGGTATCCAGTAAATTCTGAGTAGATTTCCGTATCCTTATCGGAGTTGAATAGCTTTTCTCGGGCGTGTATTTCTTCGGTAATTTGAGTTTATCCATCTGTCCTCCTATTCTCTTAATGCAAGTGGCATTATCAGATAAATCCACTTACTGTTGGTTTCGCCTCTTACAAGTACTGTGCTCTTATTATTTGACATTTCCATGACGGTCAGGCTGTTCTTAGATTTGCTTAAATAATCTATCAAAAATTTGATGTTCAGTGAGATTTTCAAGTTTTCTCCTGTATGTATTGTGTATATTTTCTCCCTAAATTCGCTAAACTCGTTTGATGCTTTTACTGTCAGACTGCCTTCGCTAAAATCACTGAAATCAAATATACCTCCGTTTTTTGCATCCTTATTATTCTTTGCAACGAGAATAACTTTCTTAAGTGTTGCAAGAAAAATTTTAGTATTAAGCATTACTTTTTTATCGTTTTTTAGACCTTTTACTATTGTCTTGTAATCAGGAAACGAAAGCTTAACCGGTTCTGTCCGTATATTGACGCTTCCAAGTCTGAAATTAATCTTCCCACTGATATCCGTCATTACCAACACTGTTTCTTCAGCCCCCTGTATTTTTGACTTCAGAGCTTTGATTAACCCTTTCACTGCCTTGAGGGGGATACTGACAGATAAAGGCCCCTGAGAATCCATTATTTCTGTTTCGCACATGGCCAACCTGTAGGTATCTGTTCCCACAGCTGTCAGTTTATTTTCTTCGGTTTCCAGCTTTACACAGTTCACTGCAAAGTTCTCAGGGTCACTTGATGCCGAGAACTCCACTTTTTCCAAAGCTTCTTTAAGTTCCACACTTTTAATTTTAAAGTTCAACGCTTCCACAGTGTCCTCTTTAAATCCCGGATTGTACTCATGTAAAGGGATTTCCGAGGTGTAATTTTTTGCCGTAATTTTTATTTTGTTATCACAATCTTTAACCATTATTTCCGTATCAGGAGCCTGTTTTATTGCGGTCTTGAACATCTTACAAGGTATGGCCACCTTTCCTTCTTCCTCCACATGCCCGTTAATTCTGACTTTCGCACATGTCTCG